ACTATAAACTGGCCAATGCGGAGGCGATTACGCTTTCTGGTCAAGTCTCTATCCGTTGGATTGAGAATAAGATGAATCAAAAGATCAATAAGATCTTGAAAACAAATGATGTTGATTATGTCATTGCTTCTGATACAGATTCAATCTATCTCAATCTGGGTCCTCTAGTTGATACTGTGTATAAGGGAAGGGAAAAAACCACTGAAGGTGTTGTCACTTTCCTGAATAAAGTATGTGAGATGGAACTTGAACCTTACATTGATAAGTGCTATCAAGATCTTGCTGATTATGTAAATGCTTATGATCAGAAGATGTTTATGAAGCGTGAGAATATCGCAGAGCGTGGTATTTGGACTGCTAAGAAGCGATACATTCTTAATGTGTGGGATAGTGAGGGTGTTCGTTATGATGAACCCAAACTAAAGATGATGGGTATTGAAGCAGTTAAATCTTCAACACCAGCACCTTGTCGCCAGATGATTAAGGATGCCCTTAAATTGATGATGAATGGCACAGAAGAACAAGTCATTGAGTTCATCGATGAATCTAGGAAGAAGTTTAAACAACTTCCTCCAGAAGATATTGCTTTCCCTCGTACAGCATCCAATGTTCAGAAGTATAAGGACTCTTCTTCAATTTACGCAAAAGGAACTCCTATACATATTCGTGGTGCATTGCTTTTCAATTATTATGTAAAGCAAAACAAACTTGATAATAAGTATTCACCTATTGGAAATGGTGAGAAGATCAAGTTTCTTTATCTAAAGAAACCAAATATCATTCAAGAGAATGTTATTTCGTTCATCCAGGACTTCCCAAATGAAATTGGATTGAACAAATATGTGGACTACGATCTACAATTCGATAAAAGTTTTGTAGAACCACTGAAAGCCATCCTAGATGCAATTGGATGGAATGTAGAAAAAACTGTAAACTTAGAACTATTTTTTGGATGATGGAACTTCCTATTAACGATAAAGAACTTGCTACTATTGTTAGCGCACTCCGTCTTGGTGGTGATGCTGCTCTTTACCAAAAAATCTATAGGATTAACGAGGATCGAAAAGAGAATAAGAAGGTGGTTGTATGAGTGATACTTGGTTTTATGTGCATCCACCCAATGTTCCACTATTAAAGTGTGAACTAGGACAAGATGCTATTGATTATCTATGGGAGCGTATTAAGGTTGCACAGGTAGATGATAAAAATGCTAATAGTAATTTAGCTGGAAATATTACGCAGAGTCTTTACTTAAAAGATGTAGATCAGTATTTCTTTAAAAATCATTTGCAAGAAGTGTCTGAAAAATATATCGAAGAATATCCTAGTATTCCTTCTTTTAGGAATCCATTTACTAATGTAAAGACATATAAACTCAAAATGAGAGAGTTTTGGGTGAACTTTTCAAAACAGCATGAGTTTAATCCATTACACACACATGGCGGTGCTCTTTCTTTTGTTGTATGGTTGAATATACCAACTGAATCTGAGGATCAACATAATCTACCGATTTCCAAAAATTCATCCGCTCCAGTTGCTTCTGACTTTATGTTTGCTTTTACAAATATATTTGGGCAAATCGCACCACATTCAGTTCAAATGAATTCTGAAGTCGAAGGAACGATGTTCTTATTTCCTTCAGTAATGACTCATCAGGTATACCCTTTTTATGAGTCTGATGGTATTAGAGTTTCTATATCTGGAAATTTATATTTTGATCCTGAATATATTGGACCTACCGATCCTGGTAGATCATGACAAAATATACTAATGAAAAAATACCTTTGGTTATCTGTCTTCTATTGTGCCTTGTCTTCGCAGGTGCTATAATAGTTGGTGGATATTTGCACGGTCATATGAGCGTGTCTGCAGTTTTTAAGAATTTTTGAAATGGACTTTTTAAAAGAAATCGTAAAAGAAATTGGTGATGACTACACAAAACTCGCATCCGATATTGATGACGCTGAAACTTATGTGGACACAGGTTCGTACATTTTTAACGGACTTGTTTCAGGGTCTATATTTGGTGGTGTATCTGGGAATAAGATTACTGCCATTGCTGGGGAGTCTAGCACTGGAAAAACTTTTTTCTCCCTTGCTGTCGTCAAGAACTTTCTGGATTCTCACCCTGATGGGTATTGCCTCTATTTTGATACTGAGGCTGCAGTTAATAAATCTCTCTTGGCAGATCGTGGGCTAGATCTAAATCGTACAGTTGTTGTTAATGTAGTTACTGTAGAAGAGTTTCGTAGTAAAGCACTGAAAGCAGTAGACATATACTTAAAAAAATCTGTAGAAGAACGCAAACCTTGTATGTTTGTACTAGACTCTTTAGGTATGCTTTCAACTGAGAAAGAAATTACCGATGCACTTAATGATAAGCAAGTTAGGGATATGACCAAATCTCAACTTATCAAAGGTGCTTTCCGTATGCTTACTCTCAAGTTGGGTCAAGCAAACATTCCCATGATTGTTACCAACCATACCTATGATGTCATTGGAGCTTATGTCCCTACTAAAGAAATGGGTGGAGGTTCTGGACTCAAGTACGCCGCCTCTACTATCATCCACTTGTCTAAGAAAAAAGAAAAGGATGGAACTGAGATCGTTGGAAATCTTATCAAGGCAAAGACTGCTAAGTCGCGTTTAAGCAAGGAGAACAAAGATGTTACGGTGCGCCTTTATTACGATGAGCGTGGTCTTGATCGATATTATGGTCTTCTTGAGTTGGGAGAACTCGGTGGTCTCTGGAAAAATGTGGCAGGTCGTTATGAAATGACTGTTGATGGTGAAACTAAAAAGGTTTATGCAAAAGCGATCTTAAAAGATCCCGAAACCTACTTCACTAGTGATATAATGGAACAGTTGGATACTATTGCGAAAGAAACCTTCTCATATGGAAAAAATTGAAACCACTATTCTTCGTAATCTGGTATTCAATGAGGATTATTCTAGGAAGGTAATACCTTTCATTGAACCAGATTACTTTGAAGATAGATCCGAAAAAGTATTATTTGAGGAGATTACTAAATTCATTGTCACTTATGGTTCTTCAATTTCACTTGAAGCACTAAACATTGAAATTGAGAATCGCTCAGATCTAAATGAGAATGAGATTAGAGAAACTAGAAGTGTTTCAAAGGTTCTACATGATTCACCAGTAGAATCACAATGGTTACTTGATACCACTGAAAAGTGGTGTCGTGATCGTGCTATTTACTTAGCACTAATGGAAGCAATCGGTATTGCTGATGGGCAAGATGAAAAGAAAAATAGGGATGCTATCCCTTCAATCCTTTCAGATGCTCTAGCAGTATCTTTTGATAGTCATATTGGACACGATTATCTTTCAGATTATGAAGAACGCTACGAATCGTATCACAGAAAAGAAGACAAGATACCATTCGATCTCGAACACTTTGACAAAATTACAAAGGGTGGTCTCCCGAATAAAACGCTTAATATTGCTCTCGCTGGTACTGGCGTTGGTAAATCTCTGTTTATGTGTCACCATGCATCTTCGGTTCTATTACAGGGCAAGAACGTCCTATACATTACGATGGAAATGGCTGAGGAAAAAATTGCGGAAAGAATTGATGCTAACTTACTCAATGTTCCAATCCAGCAACTAACAGACCTTCCCAAACCAATGTTTGAAACGAAGGTAACTAACATTTCTAAAAAGACTCAGGGGCAGTTAATTATTAAGGAGTATCCTACTGCTTCCGCACATTCAGGTCACTTCAAATCTCTTCTTCAAGAACTTGCTTTGAAGAAATCATTCAAACCAGATATTATCTTTATTGATTATCTAAACATTTGCGCTTCTTCTAGATACAGACAAAATGGCAATGTCAACTCTTACTCGTTTGTTAAAGCGATTGCAGAAGAACTCCGTGGTCTTGCTGTTGAAGCGAATGTGCCGATTGTTTCTGCGACTCAGACTACTCGTAGCGGTTTTGCTAGCTCTGATGTTGACCTTACTGACACTTCCGAGTCCTTTGGGCTTCCTGCAACTGCTGATCTTATGTTTGCTCTTATTTCTACTGAAGAACTCCAAGACCTAGGACAGATCATGGTGAAGCAATTGAAGAATAGATATAACGATCCCACAATTAATAAACGATTTATTGTCGGTATTGATCGTGCAAAGATGCGTCTTTATGATTGTGAACAGACTGCACAAGATGACATTCTTGACAGTGGTCAGGATGAGGAGTATACTTACGAAGAAGCAAAACCAAAGAAAACCTTTGAAGGATTCAAGTTTTCATCATGAACGGTTACTATTCAGTATTTAATCCCAGAGGTGAAAAGATTGCTGACTGTGGCATCGAAAGAGATGCAGTCAATCTCATTGGTATGAGAAATCGTCGATGGGATGGACACTATTATCAGTTCAATCCTCTACCAGGAGACATCGTTGATGTTTCTAACAAACAACTTCCTACAAAAGATATCGTAGTCAATATGGATGGCGGTGTTGGTGGAAGTTGGAAAGAGATTGAATACATTGAGGTTGGTGGTCAAAAATTGCCAACTCAACAGAAACTTCCTCAAAATAATCAAGAACCATTTATTCCAGATTTCCATGACTAAAGTTGACACCGAAAAGTACGTTGAATTTGTTAGGGGCGTGACTAGTGATCCTTCATTGGATTATGCATCATTTCTTCAGAGGACAAACTCTCTTGAACTTCAGGAAGATTGTAATGTCACTCAACTGTTGACAGCAGCACTTGGATTGTGCGCTGAGTCTGGTGAGTTTACCGAGGTAGTAAAGAAAATTATTTTCCAAGGTAAACCTCACAGTGAAGAAAATATTTTTCACATGAAACGTGAACTGGGTGATATCTGTTGGTATCTTGCTCAGGCATGTATGGCACTTGACACATCTTTTGATGAGGTGCTAGAAATGAATGTAGATAAACTGAAAGCACGTTATCCCGGTGGCGAGTTTGACGTTCACAGATCTGAAAACCGTAAGGAAGGAGATTTGTGATTCATCTTGAAATGAGTATGCATGATGCAGTTGTTTTACGTCATGCTTTATTCATGTATACAAAGTATCATCCCGAATTTTTTACTTGTGATAAAATCAAGACTATTCGAGAAATAAGTCATGAATTGGATGTAGAAATCGGGAGAGAATTTGACATTCAACAAAAGGAGGAAGACCTGTGAAAGATTTAAAAATTCCATTTGCAATTGTATCTTTCCTGTTGGTTCAGGGAGCAGGTGCTGTGTGGTGGGCATCACAAGTTGATGGTCGAGTAAAAAACTTGGAGACACAAAGTCTCAA